GATGTAATTGGAGTAAAGACACTTAAGGATGAACTAAGTATATTGGCATCACAAATAAGGGCTGATATAAAAGGACACGTTTTAGGACAGAATGTCAAAATAAAGAAAATACTTAGGAACATTGGTGTTGCTCTTTGTAAAGTAATTTATGAGAAAGAAGATGCAAAGCAAACTATAGATTCGTCTGTAGAAGAATTAACTTCTTTATTGACAAAACTCTCTGGCCCAATAAATGATCTAGGAGTAACAACAAAAGACGCTTCGTTCAAGACCCCAAAAGATTTAGATAATACCGGATTATCGCAAGATTTACAGATAGATCCTACCGTTCAACCAGTATCAGGGTTTGATATGGGCGGTTTACCTCCTTTAGGAAGTCCTCCTGAAAATCAAAACCCAAATGCTCTGTAAGGATAATTTTTATGTGTGGCGTTGCTGGATTTATCGGCAAAAGTAAAGACTTATCTAAAACAAAAGCTTTAGTAACAGATCTGTTTGACAAAACGCAGGTGCGAGGAACAGACGCAAGTGGATACTATTGTATCACCGAAAATAATAACATTTTTTATAAGAAACAGCCCGGACCAAGCAATCTTTTAATAGATACAGACGACTATCAGAGTATATGGGAAAGCGATGTCGTTTCAGGCATCTTTCATTGTAGGGCCGCATCAATAGGTGTTGGGGAACCCGCAAATAATATAAACAATCACCCGTTTGTCAGTTCGGATAGAAAAAAAGCAGTCATACATAATGGATTAATTAGCGCTTCTGAATACAAAACATTGTCTGAAAATTATACACTAGAAAGCAAATGTGATTCAGAAGTTATACTTAGAATACTTGAAGAACAAAAAGATGAGATTGTAAATTTTAAGAAGTTCTTCAAAAGTACAAAAGAAAGTTTTTTTGCTGTAGTTTATTCTTGCTTGGATGGAAATCAGAAAAAGTTATTCTTAACAAGAAACAGACATAGGCCACTATTTTTTATTGATCTTGTTGATGAAATAGGACAAATTTTTTTCTTTAGTACTCTTGAAATTCTTACACATTCTATATGGAATCTTAGAATGCGTGGAATAATATTTAATAATATGTCTAGAATATATTCTCTTAAACCATATGAGCTTATAAAGTTTTCATTTGAAAGCGAAAAAGGCTTGAGTACAAAATGGTATTTTGCAAAAGAGGAAATGCCTCCTCAAAATAAGGGGTTTTTAGAAAATAAACTTGAAGAATTGTTGCGGTTGTTTAAACGTACAAGAAATAATCTTACACAAAAAGAGATCTCAGGAATATTTTCTCAGGAAGCTAAATTAAGCATTAGTGTAAGGCTAGATGAAATAAAAGAAAAATTAAACTCTATTAGTTTAGAGTAATAACTAAGGATATTTATGAACTTTGATGAATTAGACGATTCTTATCACATAGAAAAATTTAAGAAAAAAACTAAGAAAGTTAATGGTAATAAGAAAGGCAAGAGGGTCGAGAGAGAAATCGTAGGCATACTCAACGATAGATTTCAGTACTTAAATGAAACTTTTTCAAGATCAGTTGGATCTGGTAACAGATGGGGGCAGGTCAAGAATATGCCCGCTCATGCAAAAGAAACTTTGACAGGAGATATTTGTTGCCCCAAAGGGTTTAGGTTTGTTATAGAATCTAAAGGCGGATACAACAAGATAGACCTAAATTCTATGTTTGAAAGCGGCAACACAGAGCTTGACAGTTTTCTTCAACAAGCTGAGGATGACAGTAAAAGAAGTGGTAAGCTGCCTATGCTTGTATGGAAAAGAGATAGAAGGCCTTGGTTAGCATTTGTTAAGAGCACAGATATACAAGGCACATATGATTATAAAATTATATATCGAGAATGGACTTGTGTGCCTGTCAGGGAATTACTAAAATTACCAAACGAATATTTCTTCCCTAAAGAAAATTAGACAAATCATAGACATTGCATTCTTTTGGAATGTAAGAATAAATAAAGTTTTTAGTGAAATTAAAATTTCCATCATGATTAATAAACCAATGCCAATTTTTTGGTTTTTCGGGATTTATTTTGTCTCCTAAGCCGTCAGTCATAACAAAAATAATTTTTGGATATTTAGGATAATTTTGTTTTATAAATTCTTCTATGATTCCAAAACTAGTTCCTCCGCCACCATATATTCTTTTTTCTGTTAGATTAGTGGCATAAACTTGAGTGTCAAAACAAAAAAGGTCTACAATAAATTTTTGTGGAGAAAGACTGGCTGCTGCTGTAAAGAATCTATTTCTTAGACTAATACAACTACCACTCGTATCAAGAAAAAATAATACATTAACTTTGTTTTCAGAGTAATGAAAATCATAAAACAAATCATCGGAAGGTAAAAAAAGATCTGAAAGTACAAGAGAGGTTCTTCTTGCTGGTTTGTACCATGTAGTTGATTCTAGTTCTGTTTGAGAGTATGAGCGCAAGCACCATTTTTTAATAATCGATTCCCATTTCTTCTTAGGTTTAGCATTTTTTGGTTCGATATTAAAGTAATCAGCGGCACCAAAACCAGCAATTTTGCCGTCATGGTTATTTAGAAAGTTTTTTATACTTACTTTATCTTCATTTGAAACAACTTTGTCAAGTTGCTCGATAAAGTTTTTAAAGTCTTGTGTCGAATCTTCATTTATAAATTCATGTTGGTCAAAGCTATTGCCTTTAAAATCAGTCTCAGAATTGTCTTTTAGTAGTAATGAATAATATTTTTCGGCATTTTCGTCATCTGGTATGCTGGCATCAAAAAATTTATCAATCCAGCATAAGTCATCTGACAATTTCATAAGCTCTCGGCAGAAACCAAATCTATTAATCAAAGAGTGATTAATTGCTAAATCCATAGCCGTGTTCGCAATTTTATTGTTTTTGCAATCTTTAAATCTCGTGCCATGATTTAAAATTACATGTAAAGTCTCGTGGCAAATTACAAACAATTTTTCATATTCGCTACACTCTTCCCAAAAGGACTTGTTGAAAATAAACTTAAGAAACTTTCCATTCTCATCAAAAGTAACACAGGCAGTTGATATTGAATCTGAAAAAAAAGGCTTGGACATTTTCCAAGAATTATAAAATATGGCGTGAAAGTCTTGAAGTTTTAATAAAATATTTTGATAATCAGAAGTTTGCAAATTGATCATGCAGCACCTTGATAAATTTCTTCCCATACTTTGTTAGCATGTAGATTCTTAAACAAATCGTCTATCTCAGTATTTTTTTTCGATATCGATTCGATCATCGATATTTCTTGTGGTTTCAAGGAATTGTTTTCTATTGCAAGTATCAAAAAATTTATTAATGATATTATGTTTGGATACCATAAAAAGTCTGAGTCTTTTATTTTACTACCGTTTCCACAAAGAACTCTAGCAATAAATATGAGAATACTAATTGCTTCGTCTGAAGTCAAATCTTCAATAATATTATTGACGAGATAAGTATATTTACGAATTTTATCCTCTTGATCATACATCATAGTATTATGAATGTGTCCTAGCACATCGCTAAATCCGCCTTTTGGCCTTTTCAATGCTGGTTCAAAGAAAAATATTTTTTTGTTATCTGTTTTGGCAAATTCTTTTATAATAAGATTTCTTAAAGAATTGTTAGACTTAGAAGCAAGAATACTGCGAGTAATATTTTTAAAAGTATCATACTTGTTTATATTTTCTTTATTTACTACAAACTTAAGAATAATAGGATCTTTGCTTAAAAGCTGCATAATTATTTCTTTTGGAAATAAATGTATGAACTTGTCCATGTAGTTTGTATTAACAAGGATATATTTCAGGCTATTAGTAATATTATTATCATTAGAAAAGAATAGTTTTATTTCTGCTTTATCATCTTTTTCATACAAACTTTTGAGCTTCTTCTCAAGAGATCCGCACTTGAGAGAATCCAGCAATTTTTTAATATTTGTTGATGCAGGAATTACTTCCGATATGTCGCCACCTTGGGAATATGTATCTATAACATACTGAAGTCTTCTGGGAGATACAAGATTTTTTTGATCTTCTGGCAGATCTCTCCACCAGTTAATAGCAGGCAAAGCTAAATCATCGCCATATTTATGTAAAAAATATTCTTCATCACAATCGTATGGGATGGTTTTTATTATATGAAATCTGTCTTGTTGGGCAGGATCAATAGGCTCGACATCATAGGTTTCGGCATCATCTGGGTTTATAGCAGCCCAAATTACTTTTAATTTTGGGAATTTGAGTCCATTTATTGATTTAAATTGGATCAATTCCATAATGGCATTTCTTACTTTTTTAGGGGATCTGTTATACTCATCAAAAAAAATAGCTTCAACTTGGCCTTCATAAAGAGATTTAGGTCTGACTAAATCAAGATAAAGATTGTTGTTTTGATCTTTTATTTCTTTTGGAATTCCAATTAAGTCTACCCAAGGATCTAGAGTAGAAGCGCTAAAATATAAAAATGTTTTGTTTATCTCAAGATTGTGTCGTTCAAAACATGATTTTATTAAGGATGTCTTGCCAACGCCATGTTTGCCAACAAATAGCACATTATAGTTGTGGTTAAACCACCAGTCTAGAAGGTTTGGGTCTATTAAGGCCATGATTGTCTCCTGATGGAGATAGTAACATTTTTTGGCCTAAAATACTATTCGAAAATTTGCAGTTGATTTCTTTCGCTGATGTAAATATTTTCACCAAGTTCAAGTTCAAACCAAATATCATAAATGCCTACTTCCATTTCTGAAGTATCCAGCATGTAGTATCCATACATTTTCTCTCTAAAAGTTACAGGTACTTTGTCGGCTATTAGTCGTAGATCTTTTTCAGCGGGAAGGCAATCTCCAGTTCTTTGTTCTATAGAAACCTTCATATTTCCTACGATGGCTAGATTCTCATAGTATCGTTGAAGATCTGTGCCTTTTGGGACATTAGGAGTTACTTGAATTATTATGTATCTTTTAGATCCTTGTCTGAATCTAGTAGGCCTAAATTGGAAATTAAAATCATATACAACTGGTATTGGAGCAGTATACCATAAATCAGGATAAATAGTCCATATATTTGTTACAACACTAGATTCGTTATATTCACTTATAAGATTTAAAGTCCATACATCAACATAATTGCCTATTGTATATTGTGGATCGTCTAATAAAACTTCAACGTAGTATTGGCCAGTTTCATTTTGTAGAACTGCATCGGGATTAATTGTTTGGACAAGCGTTCTCGCATTTATATCATTTACAGAAGCGCCAGAGTCCAGTTTGTAAATTTGTATCTTTTCAATCGATTGTACATTTGCAAAATTGTTACTGTTGTAAACAAAAAGTCTTAGTATGACCGTATCACCAACTACTGGATTTTGATATCTTTCTTTGATTGCGGCCATTATTTCTTACTCCTAGCTTTTCTGGACTCTTTTTCCATTTCCTTTTGTTCCATCTCTTTTTGCTGTATATATTTATCAATCAAGTATCTTCTTTCCATAATGGAATACTTGCACCAGTCAAATTTATTAATCCTTAAGTGATATTGGAAAAAGAAGATTTCATCCATGAGATTCTTCCAAAGAATCAAACTTGGTTCGGGTCCTTCTTCTTGTTCCGGGGGAAGAAAAAATTTGCTTCAAGGGGCAATTCGATTTCAAATTCTTCACTACTTACCGGAGACACAATGCTAACTTTGGTATCTACACCAAAAGGAGGATCATTCACAACATTTCTGATAAATGTTAAATCTTGAATAGGCAGGTTCTTAAGAACCGTGTAAATCTCATTCTTGTTGCTAATTCCTTCTATTGATTCCACTAATTGTGCTGTGCGGAATAGCAAAGTATCATCTGTGCCGCCATCACCAGTAAACTTCAGTCTTTTTTCACGATGTTCTTGTAGTTCTGTTTCATCTTTGCCTCGTGATAGTCTATAGAAAACCTTTAGATTAGTCTTTGGCAAAACTTCAGATAGAGTAGGACCGTAATCCTCGGGACAACGATTTACAGTAAGGCTGTCTAGATCTATGACAGTAGAAAACTTGCGATCTGAATCGGGGTCTTTTACTTCAACCTCGTATTCAGTGCCATAGGAAATGCCTCTTAGATATATCAAAAGAAAAGTTCTGTCTACAGTAAGAAGATTTTGTACTTTGAAGTTTTCCTTAATACATTTTGAGAAAATCATATTGATTGCTTGTCCCTTTTTAACAAATCTGGGAGTAGCAAGAATTTGTTCTTCTTCACCTGTCATAGGCTTGATGTGTACTTTACCATCTACAGGACCATCGGTACCATCATAGAATTTACCTAAAGAAGGAAGAGTGACTTCTTCATATTGTGCAGAATGGCTTTTTAGTTGTTCAAGAATTGCAGTCAAAGCTGGATTAGCTGTGCTTACAAATCCTGGAGGTGCCATATGTCTTGGAGCTTGTGGTACAGGATTAGGTTGTTGCGGAGGCACATTAGGAGCTTGTTGATTTTGGGGTTGTGCATTTTGACGCATCATAGCGGCAAGTTCAGGAGGAATATTACCAGATATCTTTGGGGCTTCGGGATTGGTAGCACCGGGCATTTGTGGCATAAAAACATCTTCAGACATAGATTTCTCCATATATTTTGTTAATGTTATAATAGTTTCATGCCTATCATTTTAAATTTCAAAAATGTTGGTGAAATTGTTTTTTCTAACAAGAAAGCAATAGCTGCTTTAAAAAATTATAAAGATTATATTGATAACTGGTATTTTGCAACAAGAGCTGGTTCTATGAGGCACATGATTAAAAGTGCCGAGATGAACTTTTTACGTAATATTAAAGAAGAAGATATAAAAATATTAGAAAATATTTTGGGAGATAAAGTTTATGTTGATAATGATGTCATGAAGACTATAATTAACTTAAAATCTGACATTAGGAATCTTGAATTTAACTTGCCATGTGACTTTAATTTTATAGATTTGTCTGTTTATAGGCACAAAGAAACAGTAGAGGTTACAATATGGCGCTAAGTAGTTTGTTACTGATGTTGATAGGCGGTGTTGGTATGACCGTCATTATTGTCGAAGGCGAGATTTTTGTTCCAATAAAAAATCTTCTCAAGAAAGTTTTGCCTGAATTTGTAATGAAGATGATGAACTGTCATCAGTGTTGTGGGTTTTGGAGCGGTCTATTTGTAAGTAGTTTTTTTCTTACGCCATCTTTGAATAGTGCGTGGTACCAGATAATACATAGTCTAGGAAGTAACTTCGTTGCAGGTTGTGCTGTATCGTTATTAAGTTATCTGTGGGCATATGTAGTCACCTATATTGAAGCAAATACAGTTATTAGATCATGATAAAATATCAATTTTGGTGTGAAAGGTGTGCTAAGAAAATTTTTTTAGAGAACTTAGACCATTTGAACACTATTTTAAAACAAAAGCTGCAAAAGAAGCTACCTTTTGTTGATGTTGAAACACAAAAGAAAAGCGAGCAGAGTTTTGATAAAAGATCAAATATGTATAAGTGTCCTGCATGTGGTCATGTTTTGAAGGAGATAAAAAAATGAGCCAAGAAGCCCCCAAAAATATTACTTTACTTGATGTAAAGAATGCATTAAAGGATCCAGAGTTTGTTAAAAAGCTTCCTGAGAATTTAGCTCCAGATATTCAAAAGATTCAATCAAATCCTAATTGCTCTTGTAATATTAAGATTTATGAAAAAATCTTGACTGAAGCTAAAGAAGTATTCTTAGCACACTTCCCAGAAAAAGGATATGAGAGTCCAAAAGAGGTACTTGCAGTATCAGCACAAAACAACTGGAGCGTCATTAATTGTAATGTAAATGAACTTGAATTCAGACTAAGGTCTTTGCCTCCTGGTAGGAAACAAGTGGTACTATCTAGATACGAAGATCAAGTAACAGTGATTGTTAATGAGCTTGGTCAAGTATTTTAATAAAACGACTTGGAGATGCCATCCCAGAGATTTTTTCCAGCATTTCTCTGGGATGTGTTGTTCCAAGATATTCAGAAAAAGTCGTAAAATCAGATATTTTTCTATTTTTATAAGCCTCTATTGCAGCTTCATAAAGTTTTTTGGCATGTGAATAATCACCTTCATAACATGCGGCATCTCCTGCGGTGGAAAGCAGTTCATGGAAGTTTTTTTCTAATGCTAATGCGGATTCAGTAAATTTGTATGCATTTTTTCTTTGGCCTAATTTAAAATAAGAAACACAAAAATTGTAGTAGAGATGAACTAAGATTTCAGGGTCATTTTGGTTTAAGCTTGTTAGAGTTTTGTTCGATTGAAAAATAAATTCATTCCAATTTTTATCTTGATAAAAACTTATTGCTGTCTTATCTTTCAAATAAGGCGGTTTTCTATTTTCTTCTATTATAATTTCAGAGAGAATATTCGGACAATCAGTTGAACTAATGATTTGTTTTTCCTTGACAGTCCATTTCCCGCAAATTACAGAAACATGTGTTATGCATTCCTCAGAAAGGACTGAATTTCCCAAACTTATTATCTTTTGATTGTTTTTTACTAATAGTATTTTGTCTTTCTTATTATTTTTATACTTGTCAAAATCTTTAGATGAAACAAGATTAATACTATGCTTGTTTATAAAAGATGTATCAATTTGATTGCTATTTTCGTAAAATATACTGAGCATTACTATAAAAATATAGTGTCATAAATTTAATTTAGGAGCAAAATGTCGAGCGAATATCTTAATAACAAGGCTTTTGAATCAATTATTATAAAATATCAAAATGCTCAAAGGAAAAAATTAAAGCTTGAGATTTTGCAAAAAGAGATTTTGTGGCAGAGATTAAATTCTAAGAAAATAAGGAATCCTTTACAGTTTGATCAAAAACAAATTGAGGAGGCCAATAGGGAGTATTCTGAGGCCCAAAGCATCTTGGCTACAGCCTTTTACACCCTGTCAAATAATATCGTAAGATATGCAAAATTTAGTCATATAGATGATGATGATGCTATTCAAGAAGGTGTTCTGATTTGTTTTGAAAGATCAGAGAAATTTGACCCGCAAAAAGGTAAAGCTTTTAACTATATGACAACTTGTATTCTAAATCATTTTAGACAATTGTGGAGATCTGCAAGAAATTACCATGACCTCAAAAGAAGATATAGTGATATCATTAAAATTAAGCTTGGATTTGAAGTAATAACTAAGGGAAAAGAAAAAATTGATTATAATGACTCTAGCTCAGATACTTTTTATAAAAAAAGATGATATAATAGTATTATGAGAAAAAACTTTCTAGAAGTAATAGAGAAACAAGAAATACTTGACATTCTCGAAAAAAATGGCATGGGCAAAGAAATTGAAGCTTTGTTGTTAAATGAAAGCAAAGCTTACACTAAAAAAGGCAGGCTTAACAAAAGTGGAGCCTGTCGTATACTCGGAATGAAACCTAAAGAACTAGATGAATTCCTTAAAAAGTGCAGAGATGTTATTAAAGCTGATCAGTTCTTGGAATAGTCAAATTAACCTGGTGGTGTAAAATTTATTATTTTTGGATTGTAAGCTCTATCATATCTCATATTAAGATTTATGGTTAGGATATCGCTATCTGTCATATCCATGTCTCCATAATCAATTTCTGTAGGCCAGCAATTTTCATATACCCATCTTTCTATTTCATTTCCACAGCCATCTAGAGTATAAAGAATGCTATCTTTTTTGAAAGATTTTGCGAATCCATAATAGCCAACAGAATTAAAATTGCCAGCCAATACTCCTCCATCGGTATTTCGAGGACCGGGATTATAAAATGATAGTAGCCATTTCCAAATAGGACTGTTGATGCTTACGTCATATAAAGTTACAGAAAGTTGTTTCCAATCTGGTCTTCCGGGCAAATAAAGTGTTTCTTGCAAATGAGGAACATCCATTTCTTTAAGTGAAAGACTTGGTCTAGTAGCTTTTTGTGCTGGTACAGCAACTAAAGCATCATCAAAATCTGTAACTCCTTGTATTTCAAATAGAAATCTGAATTTTCTTTTATTGCATGCAAAAAAAGATGTATGCATACCCATTTGATGGGATTTTATTGTTTCTTTAGCCATATAAGTATGTATAGTTTAAATAAAAAAAACCAGCCAGTAAAAAATACTGGCTGGTATAAATTAATTTTGGGCAAGCAATTATGATTATGGTGCTGGTTGGTTGGGGGCTTGTCCTCCGCCACCGCCGAGTGATCCATCGTTGCCAACTGGCTTGCCACATGTAGACACACAGCAAGGATTAATAGGAACGGGATTACATAGACTTTCATATCCTGCATATCCATAGCGTAGAGTAAGCTCTACTGTTGCTTCTTCGGCGCTAGAATAGTCAAGATCGCCAAAGTTAACAGCTTGCGGCCAGCATTGAAAAAGAGTCCATTTTTCAATAGCATTTCCGCATCCATCAAGCATTATTAAATTAGCCTCACCGCCATAACTAGAGGATCCGCCCAAAGCATTTGCGGCCATTTTTGCGCTTTTCCAAGCAGTTGGACTGCTCATGAAGTCATACACATTACTTATCCAAGTATACAAAGGCGCTAGTGGCTGGTTGCCTCTTTGAGTAACTACATCATAATAAGTTACTGTAATTGTTTCAAATGTCGGTTTGCCGGGTAGATACATTCTGCCGTGCAAGTAATGTATTTCCTGTTCATCAAATGTAATGTTAGGACGAGATGCTGTTTTTACATAAAATGGTTCTACTGTAAGTTTAGCACCTGTACTTGTGCAAATATTTGATACGGAAAATAACCATCTAAATTTTCTTTTAAAGGTTATGCCCTCATCTATACCAATTTTGCCGATTCCCATGTCTGCCATAGTTTTCTCCTATAAATTAAACGATAACTTCAGTGTTTTCAGTGAATGAGCCAGTTCTATGTAGAGAGAATTCAATAAATACGAATTCTATTGCTCTTGTAGGCTGGACACCTATTCTTGCTCTTAGTTCATTTCTGTCAATTACATCTGGTGTGTTTAATTCTTCATCACACTTTATGAAGTAATCATAAATGCCTTGATTTATCTGAACACTATCAAGGAGTGTGCGAGCAAGACTAATAAATTTTGCTCTTACAGCCGCAGTGTTGGGCTCAAATATCAAGTTGCGTGCTTCTAATCTGATGTTTTTCTCAATATAGAACATCATTCTGCGTACGTTGATTCTATCAAGAGCAGAAGGTCTTCTTTGAAGTGTTTTTTGTCCCCAGATAACAAAGTCCCCAACATCAGGGAAGCTGATAATCGGATTAATTGCATTTTGGAAGCCATACATCTGGTCTCTCTGAGCAAGAGTTGGGCTGTAGGCAACATCTAATATGCCTGGAACAATACCTCTACTCAGACCAGCAGGAGCCAGCCAAGGAAACCCTACAGTGTCACTTCTGACAATCGTAGCCAGAGCAGCACCACTTGGAGGCACTGTTACATTCAGATTGTTATAGGTATCTCTTATTACAACCCAAGGCCAGTAGAGAGCAGCAAAGTCAGAATCAAATCTGACATTGTTTAATGGGTGAGCACCATTTTGCCACATTACTATTTCGCTAGGAGGCATATCGCTAGGAGGATCGATAATAGCCAAACAATCTTGACGATAATTTTGGCAAACATCGATCAACTTTAGGACAACATCTGTAGAAGATTGTCCGGGGGCGGCGAGAAGTCCAATATCTGTATACTCTGTTTCGCTGAAAGCGTAAAGACCAGTATCAAGAAGAGGGCTGCCGATAAGAACATTGTCATAATCATCTGGATCAGTTGGCACGCCATCTGTTCCGCCTACTAGAGATACGCCAGTAGCAGGACTATTTTGTGGAGGAGCGTTTACATCTGTGTTGTCTACAACACGAATATAGTTGCTTAGAAGATTAACATATGTTTCAACATAATAACGGGAAGCAACATTCTTGGTCAAGTTGCCAAATACTTCTACTTGGCTGCCTTCGCTGTAAACAGAGATGCTGAATGTGCCGCCGTCATAATTTGTTACAACGACCTGAGTCGAGTTTCCTTCGATGCCGGGGCTGTCTGCATTAATTGTTAAAGAGATAGCGTCGGTAGTGTTGCTTGGTCCTGTTAGAAGTCCAAAATCAAATGGATCTGTGTCATCAGAAGCCCCAGCAGGACTTACGCCTACGACTGGGTTGTATGTTGCAACTCCGTCAACAGGGTTTGTAAGGCCTAGAATTACTGGTCCATCACCATTATTCTTAACACTTAAACGACCATTTCTGCCGTTGATGGTTGTTTGTAGTTCAACAGCGCCAGCATTGGCAACTGCTACAAATCCACCGGGAAGATTGGCAATTTGATCATTGATTTCAGTAATAATATTTGTAATATTGTAGTCAGCGCCTTCTAAAGCAGAAAGATCTACAGTTTGAACAATATTATCAATTGCTGTATTTCCTGTGCCATCAACAACAACATCAATGAAGAAGTTTGTAACGGCATGGAAGTCCCAACGACCGGGAGGCGTATAAACATTGTTTGGATATTTTGTTACTGTTCCTACAAGACTGGCTGGCTCCATAGCGTTGCCAAGGCCTAGTAGATTATTTGTGGCAGATGTTGTGCCGCCTACTAGGGAACTCTCGATGCCCATAAATTCAAGTGAGGCATTCGGTCCATATGCCCAAGTTGTGCGAATGCCAACATTTGAACCTGTTGCACCTACGAAGAATTCGATGCCATCAACATCAAAGTCTAGTTGAGAATTGAGTGTTTCGACCAAATCAGCAGCGTTGTAAGGATCGCCAGTGTCTGGGGATGGTCTGGAATCATCTTTTAGAACAACAAGAATCTTGTCGCTTTCTACAC